CGTTGGCCGTGATCAAGGGTATTCAATCCTTGACCACTTTAATCACCGCCAGCATCGTCTTAGTTTATTACGACGACGCATGGTATACTCTCTGACTGAAAAAGGCTCGTAAAAACCAAAACGAGCCCGTGCACACTCCTCTTCGGAGGTTTGGTCAATCCAACCCGATCCGTGGGTAACCTTTTCAGGGTCCACTTCAGGTCTGGTGTTTTCGTAACTGGAGCATGCCTCGGCAAAGAACCGAAGCAACATATGCCACCCGTCGCGACCATCATTAATGGATTTAGGTACCGATTCGAAAACGTAATACTCAACCTTTTGTAGGTTGGGATTTCTACGTCGTCTTGGTACCTTGCACCCTTCAGGTATATAACCGTTAACGTGAGGCTCGTTCAAAACGAATTCCTCAAACGGCAGAGCGCCATAAATGGCATCTAGCCGTTCCAGAATCAAATTCCGGCATCGGTAATACTGTCTATCGTACATAGCATTGGCGTAAGCCAAGTATGATTCGAAGACATCAGGGCAGTGGAGCGATGACCAAGGCGTGCGAAAACGCACGGGCGTCACGGATATGCCTCGAAAGGCGTCCATGCCGCATGATTCTCTAAAGAATCCTTTGGTACAACTCTTGTCGCGGTTCATTCTTAAACCAAACGACTCGAGTATGATTATTGCGTTCTCCGCATTCGCGGTTGGAACAATAACATCATCCCCGTATACATAAACAAGTTCAGGGTTGAACTTGTCTGCGTCGAATACTTCCAAACCAGCTCTCAGGAGCGCCCACACCGTTAGTGCCAATACGGGAAAGCATAATGCTGACCCCATTGGTGCATACTTAGTGAGCGATATAACCTGGCCGCCCGGAAGCTCCGTACCTAAACTTCTACTAGCCATGAGTGCAGATAAAACTGGCTCAGGGAATAATAGACGAACTAAACCACAGGATACACGATCCGATGCCTCATTGAGGTCCAACGTCGCGTACCCACCAGTAAGGCTGCCTTGTAAGGCAGCGTATTGGTTTGGCTGTTGATCCGTGAAACGTACACTATCTCTTGTGAGACGGTGTCGTTCTACGTGATTGGTGATAGCTCTGCCTAAACCTTGTTGAATCCACTGGAAAGCCAGTGGCTCACAAGATATAAGGCGGCGCCCACGTGAGTCTTTAGGCACGAGACAAACCCGTGCTGAAAGCTCACCCTCGTTCAAGCCTTGGACGGCCTGGAGCGAGTCACAGAAATGTCCCATGGACGCATAAAAATAAGCGTCCAAAGGATACATTCGACTGAGTCGACTTGGAATAGACGTCCATACGTACTTGGACTGGTACTGCTCCTTAGTGGAGACAGCGCCAGGTCCATGACGCGGATAGATATCCATAGGGTCGAAAGCCTGGAATAACCTTGAAAGGTATAACCGGGCGTTGCGGATAGTGCGCGACAAACGATCGGGAGTAACCCTCTCGTACGCCGACACACCATTATCGTCAATGTCCTTCGCAATACTTGCGAAGAGGCTTGAGTAGTTCGAGACGTCTTCCTCAGTTTTCACAAACTTCTGGATGACGTCTGCATCGAGCTTAGGGTCAGGGGGCAATTCCAACTTGTAAAACAAGTAAAGGACTTGCCTTAATGACTTGACGCATGCTACATCAGCTGCAGCAAGGACTGTACCGTTATGATCTAGAACCCTTTGAAATAACTCCCCTAAAAGTAGGGGGAGTTTACTGTTGGGTATGGTTTTAAATCCACACTCTTCAGCGTTCAACGGTTTTGATTCGGATAATGCCTGATCTAGGCGTTTACCCAAACGGGGCAGTGCTTTAGTTAAAAAGCCAATGCCTTCTGCGCTCACTCGTTCACGAACCTTTTTAATTGTTCGTGCCAAGTGAGATGAGGTGAATACATCACTGTGTAGTGTTTGAACATCACACAGTAACGCGGTGATTACTTCTAAGTAATCAAGGCTTTTCGAAGGTACCATAATTGGTAAACTTTCCTTGAGCATGTAACGCGTTACAATGAGACTCCAACAAACTGTTAAGGACCTCTACAACGCGTAGCTCACGCCCCCCATTACAGGGGAGCATGGCTACGATCCGTAGTCCCTCGCGGGACGCATACACTAAACATACAACAGACTTACCCCACCTAACCCGGCTTTCGCCGGTGGTTGAGAGAAGCACTGCATGTAGATCTCTATGATAGGCCATTTGGTCACACGTAGACATCAGAGTTTGTGTAGATTAGGAAGCAAGCGGGTATTAACTGCCTGCGCATCGAAGACTCAAGTAGTGATCATGTAGGGATTATGACTGTTATGTCATACTCGTTATTTAGCGAGATTATCACCTAATAGATATGCTTGTAATGACGACGATGTTTCCTTTTTCGGAAGAGGTTTTGAACAGAACGCGATTTGCAGAGCCGTATTAACAGCTCTACAAGTAAAACAAGCGTCTTCACGACGAACTTGTTATACAAACGGGTCACCTAAAGGGACCCGTTTACCAGAGTAGCTGCACCATTACCGGTACAATCAAACAGAACAGTCGTGGCGGCCCCAGTGGTCGCTACAAACGACTGTAGTTCTGCAAGAACGTCCTTGATAACGGTGTAATCACTGATGTTCCCAATTGGGATATCAACAGTGATCTGGGCTATGGAATCGGTTTTCCGAGTCGTATCAATCTGCCCCATCGCTTCCTTGTGGAAGCGAATGACAGACTGGCGACGCGTGTCGACTCCACTGCCAACCTCTCGATGTTTAATCGAAAGGCGGTGTTGCAAACCGGGTGACTCCGTTAGGAGTGCATACTCGGCTGTGCGGCCCTCATTACTCAGCCTGCCGAACTCTTGTTCGACAGCAGCTGCGTTTTTGATCTCGTTTGTGTTTAGCGTTGTACTTAACATGCGGTAATCCCCTTTGGTCGACTAGTCGACCTACCCGGGGAGGGGTATGTTTTGTTATTTACGGGACCACAGTTTTGAAACTGCTAAGGCCCCAGCTAAGGATATCTCATCGAGTGAGAATCCCGAAGCCTTAATAGGCTCTGACATAGCGGGAAATCCTACTTTGCGTCTATACGCATTTTCGTAGAACTCGAGCGCCACTACCGTACTCGGACCAGTCCAGACTAAGCCGTTATTGAACGAAAGTCCAATTTCGACCTTACGTTGGATGTCTATCGAGTATAGGTATCTGTGAATGACTACATCAGGATCCAGTGCATTAGTCCGAAATTGATCCAGCCACCGGCTTACGCCGATGACCCAATCAACTACGAACGACCACGGGATCGCATTCCATATAATAGCCGGGTTCAAGTTGACACCTAGCTTGTCCATAAGACCGAGTAACTGAGCATTCTTACGACGAAAGTCGTCGAATGTGTAAGTATACTCCATCTCGGCATGGAATTGAGCGCGAGTATATGTTACGTTACGTATCATTGTCGTCGCGCCTAAACGGTAATTGTCTAGCGTTGGGTACGCGCAGTCCTTTCGGGACGGCCGTAGCTTCATACCAGAACTAAAACTACCATTGGAAGAGTCACTATCCCGAAATAAGGATGGTGAGAGGCGACTATTATAGTGCCTCGTAAGTTTCTTCCCTTCTTCAGAGAGCAGTTTGTTAACTGCTTTCTGTGATGTACCGATCGCACGCCGTAAGGCTGCGATGTCTGAGAGGAGTGGGTTGATGTTAAACTGCAGTTGCAGGTACCCATCAGCTTCCATTCCAAGGATCCGTCGCATCGAATGCTTCCCCCATGTCATATGGGAAAGCGCTCCTCGGAGACCCTCATTTCTGAGGTATCCGAAGATGCGATTTACTGTTTTGAGAATTCCCTTAAAGTCTTTCAGTTCTATAACTGAGTTGACGAGGGACATCTCTCGCTTGATGCCTGGGAGCATTGTCCTAAGACTCTGACTCACACAGGAAGCGATATCCCCCGGTAAAGGCACGAAGTGCCCATCCGGAGTCGATACAAACAGTGCCGGCAGTCCCAAAATTGGGGCTGACGGTGGACCGAACGCTTCATCTGAGTATCCGAACAATGGCGAGTCTATTTCAAACTTGTCATTATAGTCTGGGCTGGCTAACCAGTTCCAGGTGTAGTACGGAATACTAGAACTCTTCACGAACGTTTTACGGGAGTAACCCTCCACGTCGTTCCAAGTTCCACGAGTGTTGGTTCCACGCTTTTGCAAATCGGATTCAGCCTTAAAGAAATCCTCGAAAGAGGGCTCTAAGATTGATACCCAATAGCTAAGCGCGGGATTGCGGGGCGTCGTTATGGGGCCGCCATTAGGGCCGGCTCCTTTAGACGCATACCAGCGACAACTGCCAACACGTATGTTAGATAACGTTCTCATTACACAGAGCGGTGAAAATATTTCACCTCGGGTGACTCCACAAGGAG